CGGATTGTGTGGGCGTTTGCCTGCCTTTTCTCGATTCTGGCATATTCGCCCCTCCAGGCATAAAAATGCCACCGGTCATTTAAGATCGGTGGCTATTGTTCTTCATTTCCCAAAACTACAGATAACGCTATTATCTCCTCATATCCAATTTTATCTCCACGTCTGTTTGACATATCAATAAAATCTATCATCTTAATTCTTTTTTCATCTGTCTTTACATTGGTTAACACGCATAATGGAAATTCCTCATTGTCATAAATTTTTTTTAGCCTCTCTACAAGCATGTTCTGTATATCCATACTACACTATCTCCTTTTTCCCAATTATGACATAATTATCAAAGCCTTTATTTATAAATGTGTATACATAATTGCCAATGGGTTTTGATACAATTGCATGTTTCATATCTTCGTCTGATAAATTAGAGTTAATCTCGCTCATAACATGCGCATATTCTTGCTTTTCAAGATAAATCTGTTCATACGAGTATACTTTCGATAGTTCACGTTTATAATTCTCGTATTCTTTGGAAGTCATCTTCCCTGTCCGCTGCAATCCTATCAGCTTTCGTTTATTAAGTTTATCATTTTCTTCTTCTGAATTCCACTGTTTCGTATAAACATTCTGAACTCTTCTTTTCCCATCCGCTGGATCGTACACGACCATACATCTGCAGTTTTTATGTCTTCGGTAAACATCATGCGGAACATTAGGATAATCATACACTCCCTCAAGATTCGAACACCATTCGCAGCATCGCCCTATGGCAATCCGTTTAATCTTAGGAACTAATCCCATTTTTCCCTGCATCTCAACATTTTCTTTTACAAAATCAGCTGCTATACTCTGGGAAAAATTAACGATCGGCTCCTTTAACATATAAGCGATATCATCAAAGTTTTCTTTTCCAGAAACGATATCTATAATGCCCTGTAGACGATCCTGATTGATATCCGGTTTTTTTACTGCAATTCCAATACCTGCAGCTTTGTTCATCGTCGTTTGTACCTCTGTACATACTTCTGATACCAGATCGTAGTTTTTCTTCAGCATGGGATTCAGTATCCGCTGCGCGATATTATAATACATTTTCCCATCCGGCAGCACTTCGGAAGAAAGCGTATCGCCAAATGTCCGGGAAAGTAATTTCCCAACCTGGATTGCAAATTTATTCGCTTCCTGATAAGTCGCAGTCCCATTTTTTACTTGTTCATACAGTTTCTTGATATTTTCATCGCTGTCCAGAATCCTGGAAAATTCCGCCTGTATCTTTTCCAACAATTTCGGTGCAATATCTTCCATATTCGCCGCCTTTACATATCCGTGTCAATGCCGGTCAGGTCACGCAGGTTCTCTTTTCCGATATATCCGGGGATTGCCTGATTGATTTTAATCGCACCATCTCCGATGCTGGATAAGGTTGCCGCATCCGGTTCGAATACCGGTTCCCACAATGGTTTTGTAAGATATATCTGTTCACGCTTGTATGGATACTGATCTCTCACACAGGCGGCCAGATAGCCGGTATTTAAAAATCCGCTTCCAAATGTTCGCTGTGCTTTTCTTGCAACCAGCCTCAGATTCTCGTGGCTTGCCTTGATCGCCTCCGCACTGGAAGGATTATCAGTTACAAAGCCAAGGTCATCCAAAGTCAGCCCTGTTTCTGCAGCAAAAAGTGATGCCAGCATCTTTAGCTGATCAATGTAGGGGCTCATGCTCTGCTGCGAGAACTGGCCAATCGTTGGACTGCCTCCATCTTCATCTTTTGTAAATGCCATGAAGCTGGACATCGTTGCTTTCCACTTATCCAACGGCTCTGCATCTTCTGACAATCCGAGTACATATTTTTGCGGAAAGCTGTAGAACTCTGCGGATACTTCCGATCGTTTTAATGTTCTTACCGCCGCCTGCTGGATTTTTATGCATGCCCTGCTTATCCTGGAATGGCCAAATGGACGCACGGCATCTGGCCGGTTTACGATTGGCACCAGTAAAGGATATGGTGCATCATTCTGCACTGAATACGGTTCTTCGCCCTTGCTGTATATATCCGTTCGTCCCGGTACAAAATACGCCTCTGTGATCGGACATTTGTTGTCATCGCGATCCAGTACCGCATATCCTTCCTTCAGCATGCCGGTGATCGGATCCATAATACCAGTCGCATTTCCGCCATCGATCACCTGTAGTCTCGGAAAGCCATCTCCATCTGCGGATATGTAAATAAAGCAGCAGGAGCTGATCAGTGCGGACAATACCGCACTGTCAAAAATGATATCCCGGTTGTTCATCTGATAGATCTCATTCATGGCAAAATTGTCATCCCGGAATTCCCGGAAGCACAGCCGGTCAGCCAATACATCTACCGCTTTTCCGCACCAGCCAAGCACTTCTTTTAAGCGTCTGAATTCCGGCGGGATAGTTCCAGTTATATCATCCGTGAGTTTTTTCATCTCGTAATATTGGTATCTTAAGTTTACCCGGCTTCTCTTCTGACTCAGTTTTCGCCTAAGATACTCAATTCCTTTGTAATCGTCCATTTTCAATGTCCTTTCCCGGTCACTTTGATCCGGCGTTTTTGTTAGCGTGTGTTTTTTTTCGCAGTGACGGCGTGAAGTTCAAGGCAAAACCCTCATGGGGAGGTATGCCCCCTATATTGCATCCAATTCATTGTTTGAGGAAGTATTCGATTACTGATCACCGGTTTTTTTTGAATCACCTGTTTATTGAACAGCTTATCACTCTTTTGCCGGTTGCAGGTCCAGTGGGCCAGCTGCAGATTATCGATATCACTTGGATGCCCGCCTTTCGCAATCGGGATAATATGATCAATGCATGGAGATAATGGGTGCGGATATTTCACCGAAAAATCCACAGGCTTTCCACAGATTCCACACACTGTCTGCGTTGCGTAAATCTTCTTTTTGTTCTTTTCAAACGCTCCACGGTGGCTTCCGTCCTTATCCGGCCGGTTTCTCTTATTTGCCATGTCCCCACCCTCTTTCGCGCAAAAGCAAAACACTCACCTTTCGGTGAGTGCTTCCTTGGAGGTTTCTCATATTAAGTAAGGGGTTAGTTGCGAGAGTCGGATTCGAACCGACGACCTTCTGGTTATGACCATGACCCAGACGAGCTTCCGACTGCTCCACCCCGCGATAATGTCCCTGATTGGGCAGGCAGGGACAAGCTGCAGTCTTCGCATCGTCTGTCGGCGTACTGCAGAAGCCGTTTCAACTCCTTCGGAGTCAATTATATTATAAAACGAACTTTCCGAACAAAACGAACAATTTTCATTTTATTCCACATTTTTTTAAATACCTATCTCGAAACACAATTCTTGGATAGTCCGGATTCCCCGCATACCCGGTTTTTTCGGCGATCTTCTCCCAGCGCATCCCATCTATATACCGCATCCGGAAGACGCAGCGCACCTGCCCATCAGGTATATCCTCGATCCACTGCTCTACCGCTGCTACCTGTGCCTTCCGGCGGTCCAGGACTTTCTTCCGCTGTTCGTACAGCGGCCAATCGAAACCTACCACACTCTGCGGACGGGGGAAGCCTGTACTGTAATCAAACACCGTGCTGTTCCCGATCCCGGCATCTGATGTCTGCATGTCTTCCAGCTCTGCGGCCAGAATAGGAATCTCACGTTTGTATTTCAGATAATTGGTCAAAAGCTTCTTCGTGATCTTCTCCAACTTTATCCACCTCCCCTTAGATTCCGCTGTGAATATTCTAATAAGCTCAAGCAAGAATCCAATCAAGCTCCAACAAGATTAAATTTGCTCAACAACTGATTTTGCATCTTCGATATAGCATCTACTTCGTCAAGCATTTCAATATAATTCTGCATTTCTTCCCCACGCTCCCCATACTTGAAGCTCTCTGGTAAATTATCATATGCCTCCTCCTCTTCCGCTTTAACTTCTTCCAGTATCTCTTCAACTTCACACAATTTGTCAAATGCCTGTTCTAATTTCTTTCTTCTCTGTTTATTCATTCACATTTTCTCCATTGCCTATTTTATA